TAATGCTACAAGTAATATATTTTTAACACAAGCATCAGCAGCAGCAACTTATGCGACTACTGCGAGTTTAAATAATTATATGACATCTAATGCTACAAGTAATATATTCTTAACACAGCAAAGTGCTGGGACAACTTACGCGACCATAACGGCTTTAAATACAAAAGAAAATATTTTAACTTTTAATAGTCCATTAACGAGGTCTACAAATGCCATAGGGATTGATTTAAGTGCGTATTCTACTACTAGTGTTAATAATTCAACATACTTACGTTTAGATGGTTCGGCATCAATGACAAGTAAATTATTATTACTAACAGGAGGAAATGGTAACCCTTCTTTTGCTACTAATAATGGTGGAACAGGCGACCGAATTGTATTTCAGTCAGGTATTGCTGGAAGCGTTCTTCCTTATTCAATTGGTTATTCATTAAATAATTTATGGATATCCGCACCAAGCGGAGCAAGTATTAATACATATATTGATGGAAGTATTATGTGGTCTGTTGGTTCAACTGGTGCTCTTTTATATGGTAATTTAAATGCTTCTAATATTCTAGAAGGAAATCAAAATTTAAGTAGTAAATATGCGTTATCATCATCATTAGCAAATTATGTTTTAAAGGCTGGTGATACGATGTCAGGGGCTTTAACAGTTAATAATAATATTAATATTACAGGAAGCGGGACAAATAAATTAATATTTGATAATGCTTTTAATAATAAAAAAATACAAATAAATAGTAATTGTGGTCTTGGCGGTGGTAATACCGATTTTCTATTTTACAGTGCGGGCACTTTTACTTTTAAAGATACTACATTATCAACAACCTTATTTTCAATTGATAATTCTGGTAGTCTTTCGTTTAACGGTCGTTTGTATCCTGGGAAGGGTTTATATACTGATAATGTTGTAACATCAACTTCTAATATAATAAGCTCAAATTTTATAGAAGGTGGTGTATCATTATCATCTAAATATTTAACATCAGCATCATTGGCTACAACTTATTTAAAATTGGATGGAACTAATGATATGACTGGTAAATTAACTGTTTTAAATGGTGCTGGTTTAAATACACCACAAATAGCCGATTATGGTGGAACTGGCGATAGGTTAATATTATGGAAAGGTGGGGGTAATTATCCTTATTCTCTTGGTATTAATTCCGGCACAATGTGGTATAGCGTACCAACAGGGGCAATACATAATTTTTATGTAAATGGAACATCAAGATATCAAATAAATACAACTGGTGCGTCAGTGACAGGGGCTTTAACAGTAAGTGGAAATACTACAACAGCAACATTAAATGTCACTGGTATTACTACAATTGCGACTAATAATTGGATTACTTCAAGTGATACAATATTAAGAATTTATTTTGCTAATAATGATGCTACATTATTTCAAAGCCCGAACGGATATAATTTTAGAAAAACGGATGGTAATAGTTTATTATTAATAAATAATAATGGAACTGCTGGTATTGGAACTAATACATCTGTAGCTTCATTATCATTATATTCAACAACTCAAGTACAAGCACGATTAATTTTGTCAGGTCAAGAATTTTATATACCTTTTGATGGTGGTCTTCAAAATTCATCAGCACAAGGTGTAGCATTTTTATCAGGTGTTAATCGGGCAGGAAATCGCCAGTTATGGATTGGAGACAGTGCGAATTTAACACAAAATTCAACAAACTCGGTTTTACGACTTACTAATCTTGGTTATATTGATTGTATTGCTACTGATGGTTTAACTCGTAAGCAATTAACCATTTGTAATTTATATTTAGGCGCTAATGGTGTTAATATTGGAATGAATACGACTTCTTATAAATCAACTACTACTGTATTAACAATAGCAGGAGGAACAAATGGTTATAGTCAGCCTTTGGTTCAAATAACTCAAAATAATGGATGGGATGGTAATTACGCTCTTCAAGTAAAAGGTTATGCTAATATTGGTGGTGATGGTTCTGGAAGTGGTCTTAGAATTAATGGAGAGGATACTGGTAATACTATTTTTCAAAATGGTAATAATCCTATTGGAATTACCGTAAATAATTCTTGGATTGCTTTTAATACTAATGGCGGTGAAAGAATGAGACTTGCTGCGAATGGTGAAATATTTTTTGTAAATAATGTTTGGCAACGGAGTTATGATAATGTTTATAGAATGTATTATGAGACAAATGGGCGAACTTATTTCAGCGCTGGTGGTAATTTAGGTTTTATTTTTAGAAGCACCGACCAATTAACAGATGTTCTAAAAGTTGAAAATAATGGTAATATTAGGGCGGCAAGGTCTGTTTATTGTGATGGTAATTTTGGGTATTTCTTAAATATTAATGCTAATAATTATTGGAATATATATACAGGAACTACAAATGGTGTTGCGAATAGTCTTACATTTTTTCATGGTGCTACTGGTCTTGCTAGTTATTGGTACTTAAACGGAACACAGAACGGCACAATGAGCGAAATTTCAGATAAACGAAGTAAAAATAATATTGAAGATTTTACAGCATTAGAAACTATTAAAAAACTTAAACCGAAATCATTTGATGTTATTGATGATAAAGATGTAAGATTTCAATATGGTTTTATTGCACAAGATATTGAAGAAATACCAGAATTAAAGAAATTAGTTTTTACACAAACTGATTATATCGCTAATGTTAATACTTATGGAAGTTGTAAAGACAATATAATAACTGCTAATGATGATTTAACTGGTAAGATTGAAATTGGCGATGAACTTAAATTAGTTTGTGATAATAATAATAAAGAAAATCAAGAATTTATTTTAGATTCTACGCCTTACCATAATCGTTATAAACGTCGTTATGGTAAAGTAACGGAGATAATATCACCAACTGAATTTAAGGTTGATTGTGAAATTAATGAACCTTTCTTAATTTATGGTAAGAAAGTTGAAGATGCTAAAAGCCTTGATTATAACTCATTCATCGCTTTAAATACCAAAGCCATCCAAGAATTGTATGAAATAATTGAACGACAACAAGAACAAATTAATTTATTATTATCTAATAGAAATGTTATCAACTAACCCTTTTTTAAATGAATTAAGACATAAACGAAATAATCTTTTATTTGAAAGTGATAAATATATGATTGTTGATTATCCTATTAGCGCCGAAGACTTAGAAAAGATGAAAGTTTATCGACAAGAATTACGAGATTACTTTCAAAGAGATGAAGTTATTAATTTTGAATTTCCAAACCTGCCCGAACGACCAATTTAATCATTACAAAAATATTATCTCATATAAGATTAGATTAATATAATGGAGGGCGTTTCAGCAGGTTTCCCGACATCTTTGTCTTATCGTATTCGTTCCTTAGTTGGTAATATGTCTCGTATTGGAGTCAAGATTACTCCTGACCGCCAAACCGGCATTACCGCAAACGATATCATCACTCTAAAATTACCAAATAACTCACTTGTGGACTTAAAAACTTTTAACTTCTTTTATAAATTCACTACAAGTGGAACAACTGGAACTTTCCAACATCCTCGTCTTTCATCTTCTCTCATTGAACGTATTTCAATCGTCGTAAACGGAAATACAATAGACATAACTCCCAGTTATAATTTCCTTTACAACACACTTTTTGACCTTGAATGTGGTAGCGAACAATTAGCCAAACGCTCAGCCTCAACTGAATTTTATGACCCAACTCTTCGTTTCACTTCTGCTGACCCAACTACTACTGCCGACGTTGCTCTTGTCGGTGCTAATGCTTTTGCGACTGGCACTGCTGCTCCTTCTAAAATTGATGGGGCGATTTGTAACTGGCTCGGTTTCTTAGGCTCTTGCTCTCCTTCTACAATTGACACTTCTGATTTTGGTGATGTTTTTATTCAATTTCAAATGGCAACTCCTAACGTCCTTCCAGCAACCATCCATGCTACTGCTCAAACCCTCGCTGGTGCTTCTTTCACTCTTGATGATGTATATGCTACCGTTGATGTAATCTCATTCGCAAGTGATGAATATTATAATCTAAAAGCATCTAAACTAGCATCAAGCGGACTAAATATCGGTTTCTACTCTTATCTAAACTCTCGCTTTGCCTCTTTCACGAAGTCATCAGGCTTAAACGTCTCATGGAATGTATCAGCCAATTCACTAGACCAAATCATCTGTACCCTCCAAAAGACTGATGCTAACACTGTTTGGCGTCCTCTTATCATCTACGGTTCTAATGATGCCGGTGCTACTGTTTATAATATGTCTCAAATAATTGCTAATCCTCTTGGTTTAGTTAATAACACTGGCTCAATCCGAACTGAGGCTCTTGGTGACGGTTTCGCTCAGTCTTATTTCTTCCTTCGTAACGCACAAGCCATTCGCGAAAGCAGAATCTCAATTAACAACCGACCAATCAACTACGGTTATCTAACACCAAAAGAAATTTATCTTGAAACCATGAAAGCCTTAGGTTATAACCAACAAGACATGATGACTGGTATTAACCCTTGTATCTTCTCCCTCGTACATTTCTGTAAATATTATTTCGCTCATATTACTGACCTTACTATCCAAGATAATAAAGAATTCTTCGTTTCTGGTCTCAATTCTCTCGGCTCAACTCTAACTATCACATGGGAAGCCAACTTCTCAGGTGGCTCAAATTCACAAACAGCCGTCCCAGTTTGCTATGCTCGCCTAACTAAACTTCTCCAAGTGAAACCTGGAAGACAGATAATGGTCGTATAAATTATATCTAAACTAAATGTAGATAAAGAAGATGGAAGTAAGTGCTTATCGTGCTCCTATTGTGTATGATAAAATAAGTAAAATAGCCGTAGCAGAAAATAAAATGAGAAATACAAGACCGTTCTGCGTCGCTAATACTTATAAAAATGAATCTGAGTTTCAACAAGCCGAAAACCGTTCTCGTAATTATGCCAGAAGCGGGCAGCAGAAGTTCGCTGACCCATTTGAGTTTCATCCCAAGCCTTATAACTGGTATTTTGAAGGTAGAAACTTAGCCATACATAAGACACTCCAATACCATCAAGTAAAAGACCATCCCGAATTGATAAGCATCAATAATCTAAAAGTTGTTGGAAGATATTAAGCAAACCAAATTTTATTTTTTTTTATTTTTTTCTATAATTTAATTATAGACAATGGAAGAATATTATGAAGAAGCCCCTAAAAAACAAAAATTGAATCGTGCTGAATTATTAGCCAAAGCAAGAGCCGCCAAAGCAGAAAAAGCAAAACTAAAAAGACAAGCACAAGGCACTACCGAATATGAATTTGTCGCTCCTGAGAAAGAATCAGCCGTTGTAGTTGAAGAGAAGAAGCCTAAACGAAACTCTCGTAAGCAAAAACCCGTAATTGAAGAGACTATATTTAATATGGATGGTCTAAAAGAAGAACTAGAACCTGAGATTGTTGAAGAAGTTATTCGTGTGCCTGCTAACCGTCGTAAAAAGATTGTAAAGCGAACAATTGAAATCGAGGAAAGCGAAACGGATGAGGAAGTCCAAGAAGAGATTGTTAAAATCCCAAAAATGAAAAAGGAGTTAAAAATCAATCGTAATGAAATGAAAGCAAAGTTAGTTGAAGCAAACAGCAAACGACTCCTAAATGAATTATTTTCATAAGCGGGGCACGCGCAAAATAATAATAATTATTAATAGAGTAAAGGATGATTATTGAAAAACAAGTATCAAATATTGATGATACTCCAATCGTCGTAAAGAAAAAGAATGTCCCGCAATCAAGCAATAAGTCATTACCAATTTTATTTAATACGTCTCTTTATATCGGAAGTAAAGGGACGGGTAAGACTTATAAGTTATGCGAACTACTAAGGATGTATGAGAATAGTAAAATAAAAGACGATGATGGAATTGAATATGAGATGAGAACCATCCTTATTTGTCCAACTGCCTCATCAGGAGCAAATGAAGTTTATAAGATTTTAAAGTCATTAGACCAAGAAGAAGATATTCATTTAGAATATACCGATGAACTACTTTCATCCATTTTAGATGATGTAAAAGCCAAAGCAGAACTGTATGATGAATTTATATTATATAAAAAAGTTTATGATAAATTTTTAAAATATAAAAATATTGACCGATTAACTTATGAGGAACTGGATATGTTAGAAGAGAAGGATTATATGACACCGGAAGAAGTATTTGGAGACATGAAACCAAACGTCAATTGGATTATATTCGACGACTTAATTGGCTCAGGTGCTTTTAATAAGAAAGCAAAATCGCTTATCAATAACTTAGTTATAAAGCATCGTCATTTGAGATGTAACTTAGTTTTTACCACACAATCATTCAAGGCTTTACCGTCGGTAATTAGAACCAATATTGACATTTATTGTATCTTTAAGTCGTCATCATATAATGAAATTTTAAATAAGATATTCGAGGACATAAGCGGCTTCGTTAAATACGATGACTTTTTAGAAGCCTACGAACATTCAACCCAAGAAAAGCATAATTGTCTTACCATAATTAATAATAGCATGGGAGGTTCAGGAACACGAATATTTAAAAATTGGGCTACTGAACTAATTGTCAAGAATTAATTTCTATAATAAAATTATAAAAGATGTTAAGAAGCAATATTTTAAAAACAACTCCATACCCCGAAGAATTCACCGAAGAAGATAAAGCCAATTATGACGTCTTATACGCCCAAGCAAAAGTAATTCATCCCGAAATTGAACGTGATAATAAATTTATTATTCACATGGCTATCATCGCTCATATTCGCCAACTAAAAGGAATGTCGGCTGATTTTACCGATGAAGAATTAGAAGCCGTTCGTGCCTCCTATCAAGATTATTCTGACCCAGCATCCAAGATTGTAACATGCGAAGAAGCCCCAGACCATTACATATATGATAAAGAGAATAATCCAATTTATTTTCCTTCTACTTTAACCATTACAAGCGACGAGACTGATAAACAAGTAGTATTAGAATCCGCTTCGCTTGAACTAAATTCAGTCAGTGAATAAAAAATATAATCATTAATTAGATTAACGATGAGTATTGACACTAAATATACTTATAACGCTCTCCCGTATAACATCCAAGATAAGAATAATTATCAAAACCGACAAGGGACTAAGGACACTTATACTTATAAAAAGAAAAGGGTTGTTTGGCTTAGTTCAGCCTTCGCTACATCAACCGAAAATTCTGGAACAACTTATTACCATTTTTCATTTGACGTTACACCATTTCAATTATATTCACAAACCAAATTAAGTGTTATTTCATTTACAGTAAATCAACATGCCACGCAACCTTTATACATCAAAGTTGAAAACTTATTATTTAAAGGCGATAATTATTACTCATCTGATAAGGAGGCTTATCCCTTTTTATTCGTAGGTCATATTGGAGCAACTGGTAATCAATTTAATGATAAAATTTCATTAACCTTAGTCCCCCAACTAATTAATAATATTACTATTAAAGTAAATGACAGTTTTACAAACCGTGATACTGGTTTTACTATTACTGCTGGTGGCGGAGGTCATTTCATAATGGGATTATTATTTGAAGACGAAGAAGCGGTTTTAGATAACGCCGTTTCAGAATTCAAATAAGCAAAAATAATCATCTTTATAAGTAAGATGCCAGTACAAGATTTTTTTTATTCAAGTCAATCAAAACCTTCATTCGAAAAGAATTATGATTTCAATGTTGAATTGGATTTAAATGTTAATTTAAAATCTGATGAAAAATTAAAATTTAAATTATGCGACTTTACGATTATGAACTCGATGTTGAATGTAAGTGCCGCACATAGTAATAATACTTTTGCTATTGTACTTTTTGATATAAGTTATTTTATTACCATTCCAGATGGTAATTATACCGCTGTAAGTCTCCGTGATTGGATTAATGATTATATGACAACAAATAGTTATCCATTAGCCTTCAATTACGATAAATCAACAAACCGTTATTGGTTAGTTACAAGTGTCGGTATTAGTGGAACAGACCTCACATTTTACCCTAAAAATTGCGCACAACTTTTCGGTTTTACTAAAAAGGTTTCATACGTCATTCAATATCCAAACTTATATTACTCGGACACTTACGTGAATATGCTCCCTTATACAAAAATAATACTAACAACCAACCTTACATTTGATAATAATACACAACAAAACTTAGCATTGCCTTACAAGAATGGTAATGCCGGCGTTGGTAATATCGTACATTGGTTTGATAGAGACATACCTCCTTTCACGACAATTAGTTATACTAATAATATGAATAAAGAAATTGAAATTGCGGACAGAAATATAAAATCAATTAAATTTAGTCTCGTAAATGAATTTGGCACAAGTATTTATGACGCCCCTCAATGCCTGCTTCACTTTCAACTAATAACTTATGATAATACAAATTGGTATAAAAAATTTTATTCACTACTAAATGACATAAGTTATTATTTGTTATCATTATACTGGCGAACTAAATAAAATATAATCTAATATTAGATAATATAATGGACTTCATTGGAACAGCCACAAGTTTAGCAGAAAAGGCAGGAGAGGCATACGGAGATTACCAAAGAGGAAAACAAGTTCGTATGGGAACTTATGGTGGCGCTGAGGCTGCTACTAAAATGGGTCACTACTCAAACAAGAAATGTAAATGTATGGGACATTATACTAAATAAGCAAGACATTCGTTTTTTTTGATATAATAATAAAAAATAATAATTATTAAATTGTTTAAAATGACAAAAAGAGTTGATAAAGAAGCAAAAATTCGCGATGTATTGGAATTCATCAATGATAGGATTATTATAACCGAAAATGAGGATGATTATATTTTAACGTCTGATATTTTTTATTTTTTAAATCAACATCGTGACTACCGTAATACAATCAATTATCGATACATAAATGAAGCCTTTAAACGAATACAAGAAGACCATCAAGGTATGATAAAACGTAGTTTCAAAGGAAGTATGAATATCGTCGGTGTTTATTGGAAACCGACAAAAGTTATTTAAAAAAAAATGATAAATATTATTAAGGAGATTAAGATATTTAATGGAACTAACGGACTCGGAAAAGGCTTTATTGGCTAAGAAGGAAGCAAAAAAGTTAAAGCATAATGAAGCACAAGCCAAATATCGAGCCAACGTTAATAAAGACAAAGTAAAGGAATATAATAAGAAGTATTACGAAGCCAATAAAAAGAAGATTGCTGAGATTGAGGAGAAGATTGTACCAAAGAGAGTCATGAAACCAACTGGTGACGATAAAATACCATCTTTCAAGACTCGTACAACTGAATTGGCTGATTCAACCATAATTGATTATTTGAAAAAAGCAGAAGTCCTCCAAAGCATATTTCATAAGAATGAGTTAAGTAAAGAAGTTAAATTAAACTTGCTTGCTATATTTATTGACAACGAATATGATGAGAAAGTAATTTTAAATGAGATGAAATTCCTTACGACTAATGTAATGAATATGATTCAAAAGATACGTAACTTATATCCAAATGACAACTCATTTAAGTCTTATATTAATGTCTTAGCAATTATTACAAGTCATTTTAAATCGTTACCAGAAAAGACTTACCAGACTTTAACAAAGGTCGCAATCAAGACTAATGATGAAGTCCAAATAAAACGTCAGGATAATATATTAGAAGACAAAGATAAAGATAAGATTATTAGTTTGGATAAAACTGAGATAATGGATAATATGGCTAAGTTGCGAAACATTGAGGACAAGATGGTTTATGGCTTATATACGCTCTTTCCAGCCCGTCGTTTAGATTGGCGTAATGTAAAAATTACAAATGAAACTGATGTAACAAAACTTGATAGCAAAGATAATTATTTAATTGTAAATCCAAATGTGCCATTAACAGTCGTATTTAATAATTATAAGACTTCGAAAACTTATGGTAAGCAATCATTTGAGATTGAAGATGAAGACTTAAAAGAAATATTCAAGACTTATATCTTAGCCAAGCAATTACAAGATGGCGACTACTTATTCTTTCTCAAAAAGAGTAGGGAACTGCCTTTAAAAGAAAGTTACTTCTCATTAAAAGTAAGTGAGTTATTTAAAACCATTTATGGTGTCCCTGTTAGTGTTCGATTTCTTCGTATGTCATGGTCTACTTATATTAATACGCAACAAATATCATTTAATGAAAAGCAAAAATACATTCAAAAGATGGCACACTCCGTCATCGAATCTCAACGTTACTTTAAACTACCTCCGTTAGTCTCAGTACTCTCAGAATAATCATCAATGAAATTAATTTTCTTTTTGCTTTCGTCTTGTCTCTTATTTTTATAACATTCAACGCATCTAACTCGTCGAGGAATATACTCCATACTAACCTTACAATCAATACATGGTCGTTCGGTTAGTTTAGTTTTCATTTTATTATATTTTAATTTAATATAATAATCATTTTTTATTTTAAAATGGATTTAGAAGAATTAAAGTTAAGTTATAATAAATAATATAAATGTGTTACAAGGACGAAAAGAAGGAATACCATAAAACTTATTACCATGAGTATAAGGAGGAAATAAAAAAACAACAAAAAGAATATCGTGATAAAAATAGGGAACAAATATTACAACAAAAAAGGGAAAAAGCAAAGTTATATTACCAGCAGAATAAGGATAAGAAAAGGGAAAAATCTAAGTTATATTACGAACAAAATAAGGATAAGTTTAGAGCCTATAAAAGAGAAAAAAGAGACGAAAGAAAGGAATACCATAAAAAGTATTATCAGGAACATAAGGAAGAGTTAAAAACTAATATGAAAAATTATAATAAAAAAATAAAAGATAAAATAAAAGAATATTCAAAAAAATATTATCAGCAAAATAAAGACCTTTATAAAAAGCATCGTGAGAATCGTAAGGAAAAAAAGAAGGAATATCAACAAAAATATCGTGAGGAGAATAAAGAACGTATACAACAACAACAACTAAAATATCGTGATAAAAAACAACAAAAGCCAGTTGTTATAATAAATGAGAATGATATAAAAGTCGAAGTAGGTTTATTTGTGGTTGATTTTAGTTGATACAGATTTATATTTGCCAAAAAAGGTCAAACTACAGATTTTGAAAGCAAAAAACAGCCAAAATACAGATTTGAAAGCAAAATACAGATTTCACAAGTTTTTTCAAAAAAATATTTTGTCCCCAAATTTTATTTTGCCCATAAGCGAACGGCTAAAAATCTGTATTGGAAAAAAGTATTGGAAAAAACAGTTCTAATACAGTTTAGTCATCGTCCTCACTAATGAACTCACATCCTTCGTCAATATTAAACTCTTCTAAATCTTCCAGTTGATTAAATTTGCTAATATAACTTTTAAAGTCTTCTTTGAATATTCTAAACTTCTTTGAACCTTGATACTTGACTTTTTTAATTGTTGCTTCTAAAATCTTACTCTCAAATTGGTCATACGAAAAGGCTTCATATTTATTTCTTTGACAATATAATTTATACTCGTCATAAAATTCTACTGGGTCAATTGTTTTAAATGGTTGAGGAGAATCCTTATGTTTGCGATACTTAATACCTTCATCATGTAAATGACGAAGAAACTTGATAGGATTTGGAAGATTAACTCGTTGTAAGGTTTTATAAATATTTGTAATCGGTCTTGATTTTTGTAAGTCAGGATTATCATCAACCTCTTCTAGAATATAATGATACAAAGCAGACATACTTTCATCATTTTGACATTCATCAGCAAGTTCATCAAAGTAATCTTTATTGCCAACATACTTATCATTACATTCTAACCAAACAAATCGTCTGTCGTCTGCTGAAATATTTAATATGTTAAAGTTATTAGTATCGCCAATGAAGTTACAATAGTTGTCAAGCATTACAGCATCTTTACCTTTACGTTCAATACTAATATGAGTTTCCGTAATAAAGTCTTTAATACGGTCAATACAATCTCGCATACCGTTTTGACCTTCATTAACAATTGCTAATACACGATTTTGGAGACCAGAATTAAATTGACCGAAAAATTGTTTCTCAGGAATTGAAGAAGCAATTGAGTACTCTTTACCAATGATACCTTGCGCCAACATATTAATTAGAATATTTTTGCCACAACCTTGTTTGCCTTTTAGCATATACATGATAAAGGTTCTCTCGCCTTTTAAAATAGTTTTAATCCATTGTAGGAAATGTTTGTAAGCATGTTCGTTATTATCAGTGATAACTTCTTTGATATGATTTAGAATCTTTTGAATTTTTGAGTAATCTTTACATACTGGCAAATGTTGAGCTCTAAACCCTTTAAACATATTGAAGTATTTGTTATCAAGATTTGGTGCTAATTTATTTGGACGAAAGCATAATTTATAAATACTTTTTTTGTTTATATCTTTTAACCATTCGCCAATGATTGGTTCTCTTTTAAAAGTAGTCTTCTCACCTTTTACAGTTCTTTTATAATACGGAAACTTATCGCCATAGATGTGTTTGACTTGTAATGGTTCTAAAATATGAAAAGCAGCATTATCAATTTCATCCCTATCATGATTGATGTGAATATAGCAACAGTCCATATCTACTTTTATAAGTTCCTTTTCAAGTCTCTTTTTAACAGACTCGTAGGTGTCGTTATAATTCATATCATAATATTCTTTGTCATCAATCTTTAAATATTTATGAATCAGTTGATTATAACCAAATGTCTTATCAGTATTCATAGCACGATCGTAATTTTTAACAATCCATTCATCTACTTCATACTCATCATACTTCTCAGGACACAACTTACTTAAATCATGAATTAACATACTACAAGCCGTTCTGCCAATCTTACTTCTCTTACAACAACCAATAATAGTAAAAGCGCGGTCTTTCCAATCATCATATTCTTTTACACATTCAGGATTGAAATGGTCAATAATACTTTTAATTTTTGCTACATTAAAGTCACTATAAGGGTCTTCTTCATCATCATCTAAGCTTACATTTGAATATTTGATAACAGGCTCGTCAACGACCTTTACAAACTGGTCTAAATCCGGATAATCTTTTTTTATATATGTGGCACAACAATCTAAAATAGAACCATGAATTGCTTTTAATGGCGGAACTGATAAATCTCGCTTTCGGTCATTATTGGAACAGTATAATCTACGATTACGATTATAAATGCCCTTATCGATGAACGTATATTTATCGAATACAGATTTGAAAATAGTAGGAATATTTGAATAATTACATCTAACCGCTGGATAAAGTCTAATTGAATGTTTAAGTACGCCAAACTCTTCACGAGGTTCTCTTTTTGCTTCATAAATATCAACGTCAGTATTGGTTAATCTACTAATGATTTCTTTGATGTCATGTTTGACTTCATCAAGTTTATTGTAATCGAAATCTCCCTTTGGGTCTAAATCAAAGTAAGGTTTTACTTGACAATCGTCAGTACCAACTAATTCACAAATACCACCCTTACGATTAATATTGTCAAATTTCTCATTATATTCATCAATAGTAAATATTGGTGTTCGCGAAAGACCATTCTCTTTCTTGTCATAAATACAAGTAAGTAATACTCTTTCATAAATACCTTCCATAGTTCTCATATAACTATATTACAAATTAAATTTATGTCATTTTTTTTTTCGCTTTCTGGTGTGATTTTCGTATTAAATGGCAAAAAATAATACCATTAATATACCGACCCTTACATTTTGACCAAGATATTGTTACATCTAGTAAATCTGGTTTCATTAGACCTTGGTTTGACATCAAAGTAAACCATATGAGTTTTTACGTATTCGTGAATATATTCCCTACTAAACACATCACATGAATCATTAAAATCGCTTAACATACCCACTTGCTGCCACCTGTGTACATGTACAACCTTTGCGTCAGCAAAATAACTACGATATACTGAAAGCACATCATTGTAAAAGTTCAAGTCAAACATCTTTAAATAATTTGAGGTTAGCGAGGGTCATTTTTTTTTGATTTTGCTTTCTCGTGAATACAAATTTAATTTTTTTAGTTTCAAGAGATAACGAAAGGGAGTAGCCTATCACCTTAACACTTGAAAGCAATCACCTTATCACCTTAATCTAATATCACCTTTATTAGATATATATATATATCTAATAAAGGTGATATTAGATTAAGGTGATA